CTTCTGCCGAAACTGAGATCAGACGTAGGCTCTTGGACCCGTATGAGGATAAATGCATAGTTGATAATGGAGACTTAGATGACATTAAAAACCTGTGTGAAATTGCATTGGAGGACTTAGAACGTTCTCAAATGGGCTTGAAAAGATGACTATCTCACAGGAATATTTTGAAGCTTTAGAGCCTTTTGACCGTGGTTACGTGGTATACTTATATGGGAGACGAGACGACGAGCCTAATATTCCTAACGAAGAAGAACCTCCTTACGAGCTAGGGAGTATAGAATACACTCAGTATCTATCTGGAAAAAGACAAGCAATTTCAGCAACAGGATAATTTATTATGACAGATACACTAGAAACTACTCAACTATACCGCTTTCGCATTTGGAAAGAGGTAGGTTCCGATGAATACAGTATGGACGATGACGTTTATACGAACGAGGTTCCGCTGGAATTTATTGAGAAATTTAATCAGTCGGGCAAGGTCTTTACTATCTTCGCAGATTCAGGATCTATTGATAATGCCGAGGGGCCTGTCCTCTTAATTCTAAGTCAAGATAAAGAAAGTATGAAGTCTTATATGGCTGGCTTTTTCTTGATGCAAAAGCTAGATGAGATATTTGAGTCTGGACTAGAAAACATAGAGATTAGAGAATAATATTTGGGCGATGAGTGTGACGGAATAGCACGCTAGTCTACGGAACTAGAAGAAGGGGTTCGACTCCCTTATTGCCTACTTCACTAACGTGATAAGGAGAATTTGATGAATACCTTAACTTTTGGTGAACTTGAAGAAGTGCTGTGGTAGCGGGGGCGTCTATGGACGCTGTGAGCGGTTGTATGGCTTATTCGGACGCTGAAAAGTTTTCGTTAAGTCAGGATGACTAAGAGTGATGATAAGGCTCGGCATCTGTTCTAGAAGGATGCGAAATTCGGTACGTTGTAGCCGACGTTTAAATAAGAATGTGGGAGGACTTTATGAGGGTCCGTTAGTACCACCAGCCGAGGCGGGCTTTAACGGGAGTGTGGCAGATAAGGTAATGCACTTGGCTCTTAACCAAGATAATGTGGGTTCGATTCCCACCGCTCTCACTGAAACGTTGATAAACGGACATAGGTGGGTTCGATTCCCACGCAGATCATAGGCTGACGGGCCTACCTCAAGACGTTGGGGGCGTTTCCAAAATCTTCAAAGAAATTGAAAAATGTGTAGTTCTATGTGCCAACTGTCACGCAAAGGAACATTGGCAAGATTAGTTTAGTGGTAAAACATTTGACTTCCACTCAAAGGTCATCGGTTCGATTCCGATATCTTGCACTCTATAAAGGTGATGTAATGAAGAAGCTACTTTTAATCTTGTTCTTTTTCTTTGTCCAATTGATGTTCTTTTCCCTTGGCTTCTTTGCAAGCGATGCCTTTGGTCAGCACCATCACAACGGACACTGGCACGCACATCCCCACGCAGGGCTACACAGGCATGGGCCTGTGATCGCCTATCGCCCAGTTGTTACTTGGTATCCAACCGGGACATACATGAGTATCGGGCCAACTTACATCTCGCCACAGAGGTATGTAAGATTTGGCGTTAATGTTAATTTTTCTCAGTACCGGGGATATAGTACGTTCGATTTTAGAGCTGGAAAAACACGGTACTATCGGAGGTAGTATTATGAATACTATTAATGTTGCACTTAAGTGCGGTAAGACATTCGAACATAAGAATGCACGCAGACGCCTACTTTCCCTTCCGTTTTGGTTGGTGATCGTAGAGCATGATGAACACGGTCATAAAATGGTACACTGGTATCAAAGACGAGAGGTTTGTCATTGGAGCAAGCAAGTCAAGGATCATAGTCATTAAAAACAACAGGAAAACTCAACGACAAGATATTGTTGAGAGAGTTAGGGGCTGGTTAAAGCCTGAAGGTATCGAACTTTTCCGTGACTACTATAGAGAGTATGGCAGAGTTGATCCTGTAATCTTTAACGGGGCAGTCCCTCACCCTGTTCATTTTCGAGAGGGTATGGCTGTTAGGAATCAGATTCGCAAGATGTTTCCTGGCGACTTTACCGATCACGAACTTGATGATATGTGGGTAGGAATTGTTAGAGAAGCAATTGAGGAAGAATAGGCAGCTATCGTACAAAGGCTAGTATATAACGTTGCCAACGTTGAGATCGGAGTTCGATTCTCCGTAGCTGCACTTTTAGAGCGAGTGGCCGAGAGGCAAGGCGTCTGACTGCAACTCAGATCTACGGGGGTTCGAATCCCTCTTCGCTCTCTGTTTGGGGCCGACTTGGTTTCGACCTATTGGACGGATGTAAAGTTGCGTGTGGTAGTTGGTCAAAGGGCTACCTAAAAAATTGACTAACATTTAATTGCAAACGAAAACTTTGCTTTAGCTGCGTAAGCAGTAGGGGTTATCTAGCACCCTGTTAACCAAAGCTAGATACCTGTTTTGAAGCTGGACTGTAAGAGGTCATTAAACTATCCTGCCCCTTGGTCGTGCAGGGCTTAGCTCGACACAAACACGTAGACGCTTTATTGAAAACAATTAGGGACGGGGGGTTCGAATCCCCCCCGGCTCCACCAAAAATTCACAGTATCTCCACTATTGGTGTATAATTAGCCAAGGAGGATGCTGATATGAAATATATTGAAATTGTTTGCGATCACTGTGGTCAAAAATGCGAAAAAAGAAAGGCCGAGATTGTCCGTCAGCGTAAGAGGGGCAGAACGGCCTTTTTTTGTAGCCTCAAGTGTTCGGGATCGAAGCACTGCGATCATCTTAAACAACACAATAACTCTGACAACTTAATACCAGAAAATAGACGTGACGAATTTTCAAACTTCAGATATTACATCAAGCTATGCAAACAAAGAAATAAAAGTTTTGACCTTGATGCAAAATACTTGAAGTGTCTTTGGGAAGATCAGGCAGGAAGTTGTCCTTTTACTGGGTGGAATTTAATCCTCAGAAACCATCAGTCTTATAAGACTGAAGCTCTTAGGCCAGAACATGCATCGCTTGACCGTATCGACAATGGAAGGGGATACGTAAAGGGCAATGTTAGATTTGTCTCTGTGATGTTTAATCTAGCACGAAATAAATTTTCTGACGAAGAAGTTATAGGGTTTTGTGAAGCGGTGAGGCGGTCACTATAAACCTAGCAGAGTACAATTAACCGTGAGAGGCTTTTCCTCTTGCGGTTTTTTATTACATATAGGAGAGACTAATGTATCCTATACATATTGAGGTTCGTGGTCCTGGCGGGACTATCTGGCCACAGATGGATTCGATTAAGAAGTTGATCGAGGACGCTGGCGGAGAGGTGGAGGTTGTGGACGACTATCCGCATAAAGCAGACAGTCCCCTTCCCTCACAGGAACAGACATTGGAGTACCTGGGAAAGACAAAGGTTGTATTGACTGCTGTTCATTTACCGTGGGGAGGATAGAGGTATGGGTTCTACTGAACAGATAACATATAGAGAAATGTGCGAAGCTGTCGCACAAGACTGGAATCGGGAGCAGGAGGCAGCAAAGGGTCGCGGTGCTAAAGATATTATATTCTTAACAGCCGATGATATTTGGAATTTTCGATTAGTTCAGAAATTTCCCGCACTCTATGTTCCCCGACTGTATGATGCAGCCAAGACAGGAGACTTGATGGGATTAATATTGACTGATAATACTTGTGCTAAGATGTTCTTCGATCATCTGTACGAGGCTGGCAAAAAGGAAGAGTAGAGTTGCAGTAACCATCTAATATATAAGGATCTAATATGAAGAAAGTAAATCTGTTTTGCCCCATCAATTCTCTGGGATATGGAGTAGTAAGTTATAATGTATGGAAGGAGCTAAACAAGACTGATGATGTGACTCTCTGGCCTGTCAGTAATCAGATAAGCACTCCTATTAAAATGAACGAGGAGCAGACTCATCAGTTTCAGATTGATATCATGAAGCAAAATGAGTTTGATCCTACTGCTCCATGCTTGAAGATTTGGCATGAGAACCATCTAGGGGAACGTATTGGGGTTGGTCCTTTAACAAATCTTTCTTTCTTTGAAGTAAATAAGTTTGATGCTCGCCGCAAGTCTCATCTTAAGTCGGCAGATCGAATAGCAGTCCCCTCTCTCTGGGCCGCTGCCATTGTTATTGACCAGCTAAAGATCAAACCTGCTGACGAGAAGCCTCATATCGTACCTATGGGCGTGGACCGCACCATCTTTAACGAGACGTTTAATAACACTGATCCCCATAAGTGTATCTTTTTTAATTGCGGCAAGTGGGAGGTTCGTAAGGGCCATGATATTCTACATAAAGCTTTCAAAGATGCGTTTCCGAACGTTCATGACGTAGAATTATGGATGATGGCAGACAATCCATTCCTCAATGAGAATCAGAAGAGTCAATGGGAGTCTTCTTATAAGGGAGACTATCGAATCAAGCTGATAGAGAAGGTTCAATACCAGGACGAACTAGCAAGAATTATGGCTAGAATTAACTGCGGGGTCTTCCCTGCTCGTGCTGAGGGCTGGAACCTTGAGATATTAGAGCTTATGAGTATGGGCAAGCAAGTTATTGCTACGGACTACTCAGCACATACTGAGTTCTGCAATAAGGACAATTGCAACCTAGTTAAAATAACAGAAGAAGAACCTATGTTTGATGGGTACTGGTTCACGGGAGATAATGGTACATGGGCATCACTAGAAGGTGACGCTTATGATGAGTTAATCAACCGTCTACGAGAAGTATATAAGCGATGGCAGAGTGATCGTGAGATGCCTAACGAGGCAGGTATCGAAACAGCAAAAGAACTCTCTTGGGAAAAAACAGCCGCCTCATTATTGGAGATAACTACTGCATGAAAGTCAAACTTCTACATGAAGACGCAAAGGTTCCAACAAAAGCCAATAAATCTGATGCAGGCTGGGATCTGTATGCCATCGAAGACGTTACAATAAATGGAGGGGAAAGGAAGACGGTTAAGACAGGAATTTCTATTGAGATACCAGAGGGCTATGCCGGTCTTATCTGGCCTCGATCAGGACTTGCTGTTAAAAAAGGAATAGATGTACTGGCAGGAGTAATAGATCAGGGCTACCGTGGAGAGATCATGGTGTGCCTGTTCAACTCTACTATACCTCTTCCTCTTTTTGAAACCCCTCAAGATGAGAATGTTCAAGTGAGGATTAAGAAGGGAGATAGAATAGCACAAATACTATTCCATGAGACTTATCAGTTTAAAATGCACGCAGTATCAGAACTAACAACCTCTGAACGTGGAGGCTCTGGGTTTGGGAGCAGTGGAAAATGACTCTATACAAAATCGGAACCGAAGTAGAGATATGGCAATCTGATGGAAAGAGCATCAAGGGGCATGTTCATGCTATAACTATTCGTGAATCGGGGGTTATATACAATGTCGTTTGGTGGAATGGTGATGCTAGACATGATAAATGGTTGGCTGAGTATGAAGTTCGTGATCACGCCCGTTCTGAAAAACACAAGATAGGATTTGCTAGTAATGTCGCTAATAAAGAATGATCTGAAGCTTGACTTTGATGATGTTCTCTTGGTCCCTAAGCGTACTAGGGCAGCATCTCGCAAGAGCGTATCTGTCGAGAGAGACTTTCAGTTTTATCACTCGAATAGAACCTGGAGTGGCACGCCTATCATGGCTGCTAACATGGATACTACAGGAACTATAGATATGGCTGATCGTTTATGGGCTCATGACATGATTACGTGTCTTCATAAGCATTATACCTATCCCGAATTAGCAGAGTTCTTTAACGATGTTCACGAAGCAGAAAAGAGCTGGCTAATGGCTCACGCCTGGGTTAGTATAGGCATCAAAGACCATGATTTTGATAGACTGGACGCACTAGTCACTGAGATAGAAGGCGTTCCTAATATATGTATTGATGTAGCTAATGGATACACAGACGATTTTGTTAAGCATTGCTCTAAGATTAGAGAACACTATGCCACCAATGATGAGTACCCTATTATTATGGCTGGCAACGTCTGTACTCCTGAGATGGTTCAAGAGCTAATCTTGCATGGAGGAGTGGATATTGTCAAGGTTGGCATCGGTCCTGGCTCAGCCTGTACGACACGCCTCAAGACAGGAGTGGGCTATCCTCAGCTCTCGGCCATAGCAGAGTGTTCTCATGCTGCCCACGGCCTCAAGAGCTACGAGAAACGGCTAGGACTGATCTGTGCTGACGGTGGTTGTCGCACGCCTGGAGATGTTTGTAAGGCTTTCGCGGCGAACGCAGATTTTGTGATGCTTGGGGGCATGTTGGCTGGTACAGACGAGTGTGAGGGTAAATGGTTATATCGTGATCCTACCTTCCCCAAAAACACCCTAAAAGACCTTTCTCTTCTAGAAGAACTAGAGAGGGAGAGTATCATAAGCTCGGAAAGTCTAGTAAAAGCACAGCTTGAATTCTATGGAATGTCATCAGAGCACGCACAAGACAAACACTGTGGTGAAATGAAAAACTATAAGACCAGCGAAGGTCGAGTAAAATATATTGATTATAAGGGATCAGCAGAACACGTATTAAGAGATATAGTAGGAGGTATACGTAGCTGCTGTTCGTATATTGGTTCAACATCAATTAAAGATATGAGCAAGTGTGCAGATTTCGTTCGCGTAGCACGAACACATTATGATCAAACAATCTAGTAGTCAGGCTCATTTGGAGGCACGCGAGTTATGAAGATAGCTATATTCGGAACAGGTGGAATGGGAAAGGCCATCATCCACCTACTGAAAACGGTCTACTTCTCAGAACCTATTTCTATAGTAGCGTTTGATAGAGAAGAGGAATGCCCTAGAGGTTTACAGTGTGATGAATATCATAGTATTGATGTTAATCAATCATATAGTCATGAGACAAGTCCTATATATGGAAAAGATTTTGACCTTGTATTCTCGGCCCTGCCCTACTTCTATAATCCCAAGGTTGCAAGCCTAGCGGTAGCGGCAGACGTTCCGTATTTTGATCTTGGTGGGTCAGTACCTATCAGCCGCAAAATCAACGAGAGATATAAAAATGCTACAGTATTCACTGATCTAGGGCTTGCACCGGGATGGGTAAATATAATGGCAGAGGAAGCCTATAGAGAGCTGTCTCGTACAGGTGCAGTAGAAGAAATAAGAATGCGTTGCGGAGGTCTTTCAGCACAGCAGCTACCAAAGCACGAAGATCCGTTCGGGTATGCAAAAACATGGTCTGCTGATGGATTGTACAACGAGTATGCAGACGACTGTGAAGTGCTAGAGGGCGGAAAGATTACTACAGTGCCGGGAATGTTGGGGCTAGAGGATGTAAAAACTCAGGGGGTTCTCAATTGGCAGGGGTGTCATACCCCGCTTGAAGCCTTTTTTACTAGCGGTGGAGCATCGCATACTCTCCAGTTAATGAAAGACAGAGGGGTTAAGCATTGCTCATACAAGACACTAAGATACCAAGGACATAGAGATCTTGTCCACTACTTTATTCATACCAAAGGATTCTCTCCAAAGGGATTATCAGAATTGTTTGCCCCTCATAGAGAAAAAGATATTGTTATTTTAGATGTATGGGGATACTCAGATCGTTTCGAGTATCGCGTCTCTCACGCTATCCATGCTGACTTTGAAACAGATGGGTATAGTGCTATGCAAAAGGCTACAGCCGCAGGGTTTATTGCTGCGGCATTATCGTCTGATGTTAGTCAGCGTAGACCACTAACATATGCAGATGTAGATATAGATCTATTCAATTCAACAGTAAATAAAATGGGGATTATGAAATGACAGGACGCAGAGATTTTTTTAAAAAATTAGGACTTGGCATTGGTGCTCTAGCAGCAGCACCTTTAGTAAAAAAAGTAGAAGCGATAGAGCAGGCGACGATTGAAAAGGATGCCGCAGTCACCTATACTAAGACTACGTTTCCAGACGAAACAACTTCCGTTAACGGAGTTAGAACAGAGTGGCCAAAGTGGCTAGAGAATAAGGTCATAAACGGTGGGTCGGGAAATCTTCTTCCTCTTGGCGAAGATTTTAAAATTGAGTATTATGAAAGCCTTGATGATTGTATCCATGAGATACATAGTCCTGACAGCCCCTCTCCTATGACGACCCACAACTATGGAGTTTCTCCTCTTTCGGGAACTCTTGATCTATGGGACACTGGTACGGCGAAAGGCTTAAGGGCACAGAGAGATATTCGAGAGGTGGACTCATCCTTTTTTATGGATCAGGTGGCAGAGAAAGGCTCTGTAGTAACCTACGATGGGATAAGTCATCCTGAGTGCCCAGTAGAATGCGTTAGACTACAACAAGGAGACGAGCCTGTTGCAGGTATTCTTCTAAACGATGTAGTAAACATTGATTTAACCAATTCTCACTACCCTCTTGCCTCAGATGTTATGAAGGGCGGTAAGGTTCAGGTGTTGCGAAAAGGCACAATCATTACGAGACCTTTGGGAGAACCTACCCCAGGAGCCAACGCCTATGCTAATGGCTCTTATATAACAACCGACTATAGCGATAGCTCAGTACCTCAAGAGTTTCGATTAGGGGTGGCACGTAAGATTGGGACATTTTTAAGCGGAAAGGATCAAGATGGTTTTGCGAAAGTTAGTATCACTAATCTTTGATTATAATGCCAAGCCCCCTGCCTCCGTAGATTGTGCCGACTGTGGTAAGTCCTGCGACCCTGTCTACTGGGCTGGAACCTCAGCACGATGTACTGATTGTCATAATGCTCGTATGGGAGAAGACGAGGAGTGCGATGGCAAGATAGGTATTGAGTATAGCTGTAAGGATGGGCAGCTATATGTCTCAGCAGCGGTAGAGGATGCTTCCGAAACATCTGCTGATCTACTGGCTCGTACTTGTCTTCGAATAGAGACTGGAGAGATAGCAGAGTTTGTATATCAGGCTCTCAGTGTATGGGCACAGGAAGATATTCATAGATTGCAATTTATGGAGAAGGTAGCGATACGACTAATGGAGCTTCGTGGTACAGAGAAAGGTAAAAAGAAGCTGGCAGTTGACCCCTCACAAGTTTTTGATTTTAGGAACATAAAAGAATGAAGCAGTATCTTGACATAGTGCGGAACGTTATGGAGAACGGACACTTGAAAGGGAATCGTACCGGAGTGCGAGCAAAGACCACTTTTTGTGAAGTATTCAGACATAATATGGCTGACGGTTTTCCACTTTTAACAACCAAAAAAACATATATGCATGGGATTGCTGTCGAACTAGAAGGCTTTCTCAACGGTATAACAAGTAAGGGATGGTATCAGGAGCGGAGATGTAAGATATGGAACGAGTGGGCAAACCCTAAGTCGGTAGAGAGTATGAAGGCAGAGTTAAAGGAGGCTCATCCTACTAAGGAAGACTACTCAACAGAGATGGTACAGGAGATAGCCAATGATCTCGGTCCTATATATGGCTATCAATGGCGTAATTTTGATGAGCATTATCCTGTACAATGGGACGCAGGACCAGAAGACTTTGGGGATAGAGCTTCTCTAGATTGGCCGGTAAACGGAATAGAGAAGGGGTGTGACCAACTAAAAAATGTAATTAATACATTAAAAACTAATCCAGACGACCGCAGGATGGTCATATCTGCCTGGAATCCTAACCAAATACACTTGATGGCACTTCCTCCCTGCCATTACGCCTTTACTTTAGTTCATATCAATGGTGTATTAAATTTATGTTGGAAGCAAAGATCCTGCGATCTTATGCTAGGAGTACCGTTTAATATTGCCAGCTATGCACTGCTTTTAGAGTTGATTTGTAAAGAAAGTGGCTTAATACCGGGAGAGTTGGTAGGTATTTTAGAGGATTGTCATATCTATGAAGACAAAATGAAAGGTGCAGTCCAGCAGCTTGAGCGTGACCCCAGACGATTACCGACTATCACGATCCCATATGGTGGCTTTGATATCTTTAATTGGACGCATGAGGATTATAGTTTAAATAATTACGACCCCCATCCAAAAATAGACTTTGGCAAAGTCGCAGTATGAGGTGAGCAGATGAGCGAGCACAATGAGTTAACTGTTAATGGTGAACTTGTACCATACCCATCAGGGAATGATGTTTATTGGGAGCATTGGGTTGATGCCTATAACAATGAAGGTATTGACAACACAAAAAAAATGATTCAAGAGATTGAAGAAGAGACAGATGCAATGCTGGCAGGAGAACCTGTTGCTTATAATGACGACTTCGATGAAGAGGATATACCTTTTTTTAATCCTCAAATAAAAACAATGATGACCCCCTTTGGAGTGCTGCCTCTAACAGAAGATTCTTTTGCAAGCAAGCACTTTAAGTTTTGGGTAGGACATACCAACTTTAAATTATGGGAGCACTACTACGAAGTTATTGGAAATGTTCTAGGCGTAGAATCCGTTGATATACTAACTCCGCTTCGTTTTAGGATAGCGGTAGGAAAGATGTTTCAGGATAATGAGGTTAAGGAAAAAGTAAAAGAGGCACTTCTTGAGGCGTTAAAAAATGAGTCTAAAAAATCGTGATAGGG